TTACCATTGTTTGTAATCTTGAGTCAAGATATCCTTCAACAGCTGAGACATCATTTAACAATTCTTCAGTAACTGGAAGGAATGAACCTATCTTACGAATTGATTCAGTTCTCTCTGTGAATGCTAATGCATTTTCACCAAGAGCACTTCCTTCAGCTTTAGCTGTGGAGTTGTTTGTGAATGTAGTCTCTTCCAAATACTTGTATTGATAATTATCAGTTGTGATGGTATCAATTAGGTCTGGAATTTGAAGCGGATTTAGTGTTGCTGTTGGCACTACTAAAGGGCTTCTTGTTACTGCTGGTGGATAACCAGTCTCTGTTAAAGTAGTTTTTAATTCTACTTGTGGATTCCATTTTAACTCGGATGAAATGTTTTTTTGACCATTCTTAACGAATGCTTCATGAGCTTGTGACTTCATGAATTGCTTTCCAAGAGATTCCATTGGAGCTTCTTCAGCTTTTGGTTCAGTATGTATAGCTTGTGGCTCTACTGCTTTACCAGCTTCTAAACCAGCTTCAATTTCTTTTCTCTCATTTTCAATCTTGACAGCACTCTTAATTTGACCATTAAGCTCTGACATTTTTTCATTTCTTTTAGCCCACTCTTCTTTTTTCTCGGAAGTGAAATCTGTTGATTCCATTTCTTTGAATTCAGACATAGTGTTCTCTCTGAGTTCTTGGAGTTCCTTTTTCAATGTCTCTAATTTTGACATATTTACTAGTCTCCTATTTCCTCTAATGTTTCCATTAGAACTCTATTTGTTTCCAACAATAAAGTGGTGTCATCTACTTCTTCGACTTCCTCTTCTTTAAGAGTTTCAGCAGTTGCTACACCTAAGAAAGTATCTATATCTTGATACGCTTCTTGTAATGCATCTTGCAAATCCTGCATCAAAGTTGTTGATGATTCACTTAATGTTTTTTCTTTTTTAAGTCTCAAGGAAGTTAGTTCCTTAATCCTTCTTAGAAGAGCAGATAACTTGATAAGCAACTCATCTGTCTCGTTTGTCAAGGTCAATCCAGCTTCCTCTTTAACAGAATCATCTGATTTTTCTTTAACACCTACTGTAAAAGTATTTTGATTAGCTCCGACTAATACTGGGCTAACTTCCCATACTTTCAAATCATTTAAAAATCTAGCTTGAGTACTTTGTCCATCCTTTTGGAAAGAACCACTCTCAGAATCTAACACTTCGTAACCGAAGCTCCATTGCTGTAAGTCACCCATAGCTTTAACTGTGTTGAATGCATCTCTTCCAGCTTGTGTGTCCATTATGAACTGTCCTTTAAAAACTGCTTTACTGTCATCTGATACTATCTCTCCACGACCTATTGGATTCTTCCAGTCGTGAGCCCATACCATTGCAACACCATTCTCACCATATCCAGATTTAATGGAATCTGGCATAACCACATCTCCATCAGAATCTATTTCATTGAATACAGAAAAGACTGCTTCAACTTTTCCTTCTACTTCATCTATTGCTTTAATGTCAAAAGTCTTTGACTCAATATTATCTCTATTCATTTTTATATCCTTTTCTCATGATAAATTACAGTACACCTGCAATTACATACTAAACTAGGTGGAGCTCCAAAGCTAGTATCTGCGGGATAATTTAATTTATATCCTTGAATCAGAAATGCTTCGTTTTCTCCAACTTCAGTGCCATCAGCAGATAAGTGAGCATCTCTCACTCTTCCATCACGCTGAGTCAACCATTCTTTTGTTGTAGGAATCCCAGTAGCTTTAGCTGACTGATTCATTCCATAGTTTGCCAGAGCTGTACCTTCTGTTCTTGCTATGGTCATTGCTCTACCCAAATTCTTCTTACTTAATACTTTTGATATTTCTTTTCTCATATAGTCTTCTGCTTTTTTACCAGTAAGACCTAAGTCAGCAACTTCATCTATAGATTTCCTAAGAGCTCTATTCAGATTGTTCTTTTGAGTTTTAGCCATATCTGGTAATAAATTATCTAATCTGTCCTGCACAAACTTTGCAGACTTCTTATTGAATGCTTGTCTATCTATAGGGAGCTGAGCACCGCCTCTTCTTCTAGGATAGAATCCTTCTTCAATGATTTCTTTTCTAGGTTTCCTTCTTCTTGCTCTTGTAATTCTTTCTTGCTCAGTTGTAGTAAAGACATAATTGTCATCAGCTTTTTCATCTGGCAGTAAGAACCCAGTCTGAAGATATGCAAAGTCAACTGTCATGGATTGATATACATCCACTAAATCTTCTTGCCATTGCTTTGTTGTCTTATCTATCTGAAAATTGACTAGACCTTGCACTCCGACAATCGTAGGAGAGTTCTCAGCTAAGAACTTGTCTATGGTTTTTCTTTGAGCATCCAATAGACCGTAGTACTGTCTAGCCAATGCAAAATCCCAATTACCGAGTAACTCATCAAATTGGTCATACATTGAATCCTTAGATTGTTTTGTCCTAAAGCGGTTTAGTCTTACATCCCACTTTGCTTCTCTTAATAGACTTCTTCTCTCTATCAGCTCTCTAGCAGATGCAAAGTTCTTTTCTCTTTCTAATCTTGCAACTTGTCTCTCTGCCCATTGTTGTGCTTTCATTCTTCCTTTACTACCTAATGAACCACCCCAGAGCAACCATGCCACTTGCCCAGCGGTCATTTTTCCTTCACCTCTTAAATACTCATTGGCTCTTGGAGATTCTAAATCAGATACATGTCTCAAGAACCAAGCATTCATGCGAATTGCTTTTCCTTCAGATATATTTCCGTTAGCCATCTCTCTAGCTTCTCTTTTAGTTTTATCAGTTAGACCATCACCAGCAAACTCAAGACTGTCTAATCCTCTTCTTGCATTAGCTCGAATGTAACTAGGTACATTACCAACAGCTTTAGCATCAAAACTTTTCTTTGAACTTAAAGGATGGTTACTAGGTAGAAGGTCAGTATCATACTTTGCTCTCTTGAATTTACCATTCCTTAATGCATACAAGAATCCATTTACTCTTGCCAATGCCCATTGGTCTGATGAAGTTACTGTAGGTCTGACTGAACTTGGATTTGTATTGTAAGCTCCAACTCCTCTTCTAAATACTGCTTTAAGCATTCCAAGAGTTGCTCTGTACTTTGGATTATCTTTATTATGCTCTGTTACTTTGTCCTTAAGAATCTTTTCTATTCTTTTAGAGACCTTAACTTCAGTCTGTTGCATAAGAAGATTCTGTCAATTCGTTATATCTATCATGAGTTGAACATGGCATATAGACTGTCTCGCCATCTTGGTTCATTGTATGAGTTCCTTCACAACCAATTTCTTGAGCTCTTGCTTCTGCCTCTTCTTCAGTTGTGAATGTATCTTTAGCAATCATCTCTTTAGGATTCTCACTAAATCTTGAAATCTGTTCTAACCGAGCTTCAGCTAATTCTAAAGTCGGATAACATCCCATGTTCTTGCCAGTGTCTTCAGCAATTACACAAAACTGATTTCCTATCTTCTCAATGACCTTCTCTTCAAATCTTTTATAACTCTTCTCAACATTCTCTTCGATATCTTCTGTAATAACTTCTGGTGTCTCTTCTGGTTTTGGTGGTTCGTTCTCAGCAACTGGTTCTGGTACTTCCATATTTGCTGGTACTTGCATTACTGTATTTGGAAGTAAGTAAACTTCTTGCGAATCATTTACTGGAAGTCCTATTTGTTTTCTAGCTTCTGCAACTGTAATCCATCCACCTTGTACTCCAATATTTAATCTGTTGTACATATCAGTCTCATCTTGCTGAAGAGCTCTCACTTCTGTTAAATTATATTCAGCAGATATTGATTGAGCTGATTCATAATTAGCAAGTAAGACTTGTTGTGTTAATTCTTCTGCAATCATTTTCCATAATGGAATGAGCTTCTGTTCTGTAAAGAACTCTCTAAGTTCTGAAGTGTTGTTATAAGTTGCATGTTGCAACCCAGCTCCGAGTCCAGCAAGAATAGCTGGTACTCCAAGTACTGCTGATATTCTTTCTTCTGGAATGGTTCTTAGTTGTCCTATATCTAAATCTTTAGGTGAGAAGGATAACTTCTCTACATTCATAGAGCCAGATAAGATTAATGGTTTACCTTTATTCTTACCACCAACTTTAGATTGATATGTCTTTGTAATCTGCTGAGCTTCTTCATCAGTAAGACCATAATCATCTTTCGGTGAAATCATTATTGAAGGTACTCCAGAGTTTGCAAGAAGAGCTGTAGCCATCTGACCAGCAGACTCATCTCCATAGATTTCTCTCAGAACTGTTTTAAGTGGAGCAAATCCTTTTTTGTGGTCTTGTGAATCTAAACCTAATTTAAAATGTACTACATCTGTATTCTCTAGCTGTACTTTGCCATCATCCATCTCATAGATGTAATGTGTTATGAGTTGTTCAGCTGTTCCTTTTGCTTCAACATTCTCTGGCATCAATGGATAAAGAGCAACAAGTTCTCCAGCATTATTCTTTTGCTTGAGAAGATATGCATCACCAGAGACATGCATTGCATTTATTATGTATTGCTGAATCACATCTCCAGACATAAATGGATTTGGTCTTCTCATTAAGTCTGCGAATGGATGATTAGGAATCTCTTCTTTCATTCCTTCATCATCTTTGAAGGTAACCATGAGTGTTGCTTCTGAGAAAGATAAACCTAGTATCTGAAGACAAGCAACGACTGCTGAGTTGGATGCACCATTACCAAGACCACTAAGATTGTAATCTCCAGCTGATGTGTTCTGTCCAAGAATATAAGATGAGTTCTTTCTTACACCTGTATTCTCTCTTAAGAAATCTAATCCTGTACTTCTTTTAGTTTCTGTTGTGCCGAATATAACTTCTCTAAATGTTCTTCGTTCTGCCATGCTCTCCTTAGTAAGCTATTAACTTTGCCTTCCTTGCTACCTGTAAAATGGCATAAGCCAAGCTATCTACTTGGTCATCATGCTCTCCAGCTGGAAACTGTAGCAACTCTTTTTCCAATTCAGAGTACCACAAACTATCGTTAGGAAAGAACACCATTCCAGATTCCATCTTAGCCGATAAAGGTAAAGCTCTGGAGAGTTTATCTCTATCTGCTTTTAGTTCTACAATAGGAATGTTAGTTTGTCTTCTTGCAATTTGTATCAATGCAAGTTGATATCCAGCTCTCTCTATTCCAAATAGTTCTGGTTTCCACTTTTCATTTACTTGTTCTAATAACTTTAGTACATCTGGAGCTTCTAATCTATCTCTTACAACATCTAATACAAAGACATTATTATCCTTATCAACTCCAATAGTTGTTACAACTGTATAGTCAGCAGACTCTTTAGTGCTTGTTGCTAAGTCAACTGTTGACAATATTCGTAAATCACTTTGCTTAACTACTGAGTCTTTGGTTTTGACATAAGTTACATTGTGATAGTTACCATCATCATTAAATTCTTGTGAGTTGTATTTGGTGTAGTATCTGAACCATTCTTTTTTAAACAAGCCACCGAACTGCTCAACAAACTGAGCATCATATTCTTGAGAGTATAAGAATGAACCTATCTCCTTCTTTGCAGTCTCAAGTTCTTTTATATCAACTCTAGGATTAGCTTCAGTAGGAAATTGCCACCTATCCCAGTCATCTTTCTTTTCAGCTTCTTCATAAATCTTAGAGAACCAGTTAAATCCTTTAGGTGTACTAATAAACAAAGCTCCACCTTTTCTCTCAGTAAGCGTAGGTCTTAGAACTTCTTTCCATGTCTGCTCTTTAATAAAGGCACACTCATCTAATACAATGAAGTCAAGACCAGCACCACGAAGTCTATCTGGATTATCTGCGGTTCTTACAGTAACGAAGCCACCTGCTTTTGTATAAATTGTTTTCTCCGATTCTTTAATCTCCATACCATAGTCAGCTCCCACTTGTCTGATTGTTTTCCACCCTTCCATTGCCATTGCATAAGTTGGAGCAACCCACCAAGCATTCTTGCCTTCCATAGCTTTAGCCAAACAAAGAAGCGTTCCTAATCTAGTCTTACCGAATCTACGACCAGCAACCAATACTCTGAATCTCTTTTTAGATTTAGCTACTTGTGCTTGAGCTGGATGCAGATAAGGAAGAGTGACATCATATCTGACTGTCCTAGTTAGTTTTTTAGAATTGAAATCTGTCTTCATCACCATCAAGCCATTCTATGAACTCTTTAAACAGAGCTGTTAGGTTAGATGGATTAACTGGAGTGATGAAATACATCTGGGGCATAATATTCTCAAATGTAATATCTTGTATCGGAGCATCCATTGTTGTCTCTTCATACTGTTTAAAGTCAAAGTCGAAACCATTGTTCATAACTATATCTACAAACTCTTGGTTAATATCTGGCATTTCCGCATCATTCATGATTATCCATCTTAACATCTTCTTTTTTTTCCTGCTCTTCTTCGTGCATATCGTGCATAACTGGTTCTTCTATGAGCTCAGCATCTTGGAAATCCGAATATAACTCACCATCTGCCCACTTCATATCAAGTTCAATTACTTCTTCAGTATTGATTTGTAATTTAGAAGTCTCACCAAACTGAGAAGGATATTTTCTTTCCATAATCCATTGCAATGCTCTTATGTTGCCTTCTTCTCCAGCAACTTTAATAGTCCTAAGCATTTCTACTTTACATATAGCTTCAGCATCTCTTATTCTTTTAAAGATGTTCTCAAAGACTATTTCTCCAGCTTCTGCTCTATCTCTCCATCTTCTGAATGTTGATGAATCTATACCTGCATAAGCACAAGCATCTTCAATATAGGATGCATTCTCTAAAGCAAAGACCAATTTGTCTATTACTTCTTTATCTTCAAACTTATTTTTTTTCTTTAATCCGAAAAAATTTCTGTTGTTCTCATTCATGTAATAACAATAATAGTATTAATCGCCAAATTCGTAACCAAAGTTCTTTAATATTTCTACAGCTACATTCTCTACTTCATCTATTTCGAAGCTCACAATGCCCTTAGTAGAGTTATCTGGCATAGATACTTGGATAAATGGTTTACTACCAGTGCCAATAGCTTTATGAGAAGCATCTGATTGTTGTTTTGATTTATAAAACACTGTAGCTAATGGATTGACTTGTTTACCAGATTTAACTTCTACTCTAAGTCCAGTCATCCAGTTCTCTTCGTGTGCATCTCTACTTCCATATCTGTTAGCTTCAATGCCGAGTTTTTTCTTTGCTAAGTTTTGTTTTCTTCTACCTTTAGCTTGATTCCTTCTGTTGATACAAGCTCTACATTTACATTTATATTTTTCAATGTTTGTTTTAGAACACTTACCACGCTCAGCTGTCTGAGAGTTAGGTTGTCCAGTTCCACTCCATCCAGAATGTTTTCTTCTTTTGTAATCAGAATAGGTTTCATCTGGTTGCCATTCAATATTATTCTTCTTCTTCATATTCATAAAGTTTTAGGAGTATGTTATGTCTCCATTCGTTGAGTGCATTTATAATTTCATCAAGTATTATTTCTAGAATTTCAAGAAAGTTTTTTTTCAATTTCTAACTCCTCATCTAAATCATCTAATATTATTTCATCTAAGGTGTAAATCATTTTCTAAACTCCATAGCACCCCAATACAATAAAAGTGTCACTGTGCAAATGTAGAATGCTTCCCAGAATTTATTTAAACCATTTATAAAATCTATCATCTGTCTCCCAACAATGTCTGCTTGAGTTCCAGTGATGCCAACCATCATTGTAAACAAGCCAACTTGCAATCCTAGTAGATAGAAGCATCTCAGTTCTATCTCCTTTAAATTTTAGTTTACCTTTCAACCAAGCCCATGTCTTGTCATTAAATTGCCATCCACCAACATCTTGAGTTCCATTAGTATTATTTCCAATGACATTAGGTCTTCCAGAACTTTCACAAAAAATTATTCTGAGTGCTTGTACTCTGTCTTCTGGTTTAAAGTATTCTTCGACATAGGGTTGCCAAGCCACCACATGATTAATTTGATGTGATACTTTTTTATGCTCACAAATTATTTGTTGAAAGTGATAATCAACTGGAGAGTTGAGCGAGATTAGACAGCTTATCGTTGAGCTTAATAGTAATTGTGTTATCATTTTGTTCTCCTATCACGCTCATAATCCCTCTTGGTATATTTTGATATACAAAGTGGTCTCCATTTTTAATTAAGAAACGAACTTTCGTTCCATCATTTTCAATAGCAACTATGTTATTCATAGTCTTTATTATAAATCATGGATTGATAATTGTTATAAAATTCTTAAATTATCCCATCCAGCAGAGCTGACAGTGAATGTCAATATTCCATGAGATGTTGTTAATCCTAATCTTGCTTCTAATTCTGTAGATGTATCAAGACTTGGAGATTGAATCCAAGTTCTTCCACGCTCAGTTAAAACTCTTAAGTGATGAAAATGTCCTGTGATTAAGATGTCTGCACTGCTCATTGGTAGTCGAGCCATAGCTTGATTAGACCACCACTTGATTAGCTTACCTTCAGCTCCTGCTCCACCACCAGAAATATGTCCATGATAAAATCCGACACGCTTACCTTTAATCTCTAATAATAAATAAAACTCATTAGGTATAACTGTCTTCACATGCTTGTAACGCTCTCTGCCATTTATAACTTCACCGATTATTTGAAAGATTGTTACATCTGAATTATCTAATCTTGTTGTTGCAACTTGACCTTTAGCACTTCTGTACTCTGAATGATTACCAGCAACTCCACCGATAATAATATTTGGAGCTAGTGCAAGTAATCCATCCAGAACTTCTAACACCATTAGCCGAGCCACTTGTTCTTGTTCTGTTCTTGTGAGTTCTACATTGAATGCTTGATGGTCAAAGAATCCCCAACAGTTTTCAATTAAGTCTCCTAAACCTATAATGTAAATCTCATCAATGACAGTTCCTCTTTTTTTAAGTTCTTTGATGTTTGCTTTTGCTTTGATGATTCCATTCCTAATATAATCTACAGTCTCATCAACTCCCCACTCAGCTCTGTACTCGGATTTACCGAACTGCCAGTCGGAGCAACAAAATATGTATGCATGTTCTCCTAAGTCTTGAGATACCTTTATAGGTTTTTTTCTGCGGATTTGTGCTTTGATTTCTTTTAAGAATTTATCTTTTCTTGGTGAGCGTTTTCTGATTGTAGCTTTGAAGGCATACATGTCTATGACTTTGCCACCCTTAGCTTGTGCATTCCATGTAGAGAATTTTATTGTCTCTTCCTCTATGTAGAATTCATCTGGATTAAATCCCCATTCTTTTAATAAGGAATTGTATTTGAAATTTGATTCTTCAGCTTGAACATGAGTTACGATTCCAGAGTTGGATTCATTATCCCATTCTCTCTTTGGCATCCATCCAGCTGGAAAGTAGTTATTGCCCAGCTCTTTATTACTGGGTACTTCTTTTTTTGTCTCTATTAATTTTTTATGTTTTTTTTCAGTCATAGAACACTTGTTCGCATTCTAATAGAATTTAATTAATGATTGTAACTTTTAAAAAAAAGTAGGAAGTGGATGAGTGTTCAACAAGGCAACCAATTAATCACTTGCGTGACTCAAAGGAGTATAGCCCATCCAGAGTTCTCTTCTGACTTTATTCTCATCCATTCCCTGCAATCTATTTTTTATTATACTTTATGTC